AAATGGGTTTACGGTATGGATATGAACACAGGTCAGCAGTGTGGTGTAGGCTTTGATGATAAGAACGGTTGTCTTTTTGCTTTAATGATGCTACAGCGTATTGATGCAATTAAAATAGCATTCTTTAAAGACGAAGAAATCGGAGCCGTAGGTAGCAGACAAGCAGATCCTACTTTCTTTTACGACTGTTCTATGATTTTTCAAATGGACAGAAACTCTTACGCAGGTCTAGAGCTAATCACTTACACTAATAGTGTAAAAAGTTGCTCTAAAGAATTTGTAGATGCTGCTGACCCTATAATGAAGAAATACTTCGTTAGAGAAGGTGACGGTATGTTTACAGACGTAGGAGAGATTGTAAAGCTAGCAGGAGTAGATTGTATTGGTTGTAATATCGGAGCCGGATATTTTGATGAACACTCTCAAAGAGAAATTACTTCTATTCAAGCTTTGGAGAATTCTATTAATTTTGGATATGAGTGCTTAACTACTTTAGGAAGTACTAAATGGTATCACAAAGCAGGTATTCGCCAAAACTACAGGTCTAATCACTATGGAGAAGACCTTTTTGATAATTACTTTGTAGAACCAACTAATTTAAAAGCTCCAGATTATGAGTATGTTCATCTTCTAGAGAATGACTATAATCTTTCAGAGTCTGAGATTTTAGAAGAGTTAAACAATGGTTTTTGTCCTACTTGTTACTCTCAAGACATAAACAAAGAACCTCAAGGAGATTCTACTGTTGCTTGTTTTGAGTGTGGCTCTTATTACTTTTTACCAAAACACTATTTAACAGATCGCAATTGATCAACACACAAGAGAAGGGGATTCGTTCCCCTTCTTTTTAATTTAAAAATTATGACACAAAAAGAAGAAGCTCACGAGCTAATAAAAAAGTTTAGACCATTTGCTGACGGTCATGAAAATGATGATATGTTTAGGCCTAGTACAGAAAAGCTTAACGCTAAAGCCTGTGCTTTAGTAGCAGTACAGTTTGCTGAAAAAGTACTAACTGAATACGGAAAAGAAACTGATGAGCTACAGAACATGGATAGGTTTTTTGCTTATCTTGAAAAGCTTAGTAACGAAATAAAAGCAAATTAACTATGAGTAAGATATGGAAAACTCCCATGGACAAACCTTTAAGGTCAGCTCAATTAGTAAAAAGAGTTATCATTGACGAACAGTTACCTGCTGGTTGGCCTGTTAAGTGGGGAAAGCAATGGGACATTACTATTAACAATAAACTTATTTCTACCGGTTTAACTAGTCTTACTTGGACAGGAAATCAATGGAAAGAGTTTATCTTAAAACATTCAAACAACAATGACAGACATAAGCAAATGCTCAGGCGAAGGATGTGAACAGAAAGAGAAGTGCTACCGATTCACTGCAATAGATAATGAACAATGGCAATCATACTTTACAGAGCCACCTATAAAAGACGGAGAGTGTGAGTATTTTTGGACAAATAACAATTACAAACTTAACAATGAGCAATAACGACGAACAATATTTTAGTCAACAAGACAACGCATTTAAGCAAGGTGTATGGAGAGGCATAGCCATTGGACTTATCTTGGGTTCACTATGCACTTCATTAATTATCCTTATCGTTGGTCTATTAATGAAGTAAGAACATGAGCAACAATAAACAAAGCAGCATTGATTGGTTAGAGGAAGAATTTGTAAAACTTGAATCTACAATAGGTGTACAAGGGGTGTTCTATGAATTATTAGAACAAGCCAAAGCTATGCATAGAGAAGAGCAAGAACGATTAAGTTTGAATTGGGCAACCCTTCGTGAGCATACAAGAGATACCGCTATGCATATTGGATTCACAATTGGTTTTGAAAGTGGCATTCTATGTTATGAGGACTACTATGAAGAATTAGATAAAAGCGAGATGGATGAAGATGAATTTAGAAGTAAGTACATCTCAGAGATTAAAAAAACATTTAATAAAATATACAATGAGTAACAGTAAACAATTTAGCTTTGACTATTTTCACGATAGAGTAATGGAAATGTTTAGTAGGTTAAGACCTATGACAAGTAATGATGTAGCACAGGTATGGTTAGACGTTAAAGAATTACACAAGGAAGAGATAAAAAACGCATACAATGCAGGTTACAGAGAGGGTGAACATGACGGTGTAGCTCTTTCCGGTAATGAAAATGACATATCAGATTACGATAATGCAGAACAGTACTACAACCAAACATTTAACAACAATGAGTGATAAACGAATGTACATAGTGGAATACTCAACCGGAGCATGGGATACTTATGATAAGCACGTAGTATTTATGACCAACCGTGAAGAAACAGCTATAAAGTACTGCCAGAAGTTCAACGCTATACGTAAAAGATGGAGAGAGTATTTTATGATGCTAGCCACTTCAGGCAATCAAGACAAGCCTGTATATGATAGGGCCTATGTAGTAATGGAAGTTAATGATTGTACTTACCGTTCAATACCAATGAGATGAAACAAAACAGCATAGAGTGGTTATATGACCAAATGAGTAACATTGCAGCAGGTTATGCTACAGAACTAAATCAGCAAGAGATACTAGAAAAAGCTAAAGCCATGCACGAGGCAGAGATAACCGAAACTGCAAGTACTTATTTTCACGAACGCACGGGATTAACACCCGAACAATACTACAAAGAAAAATTTGCATAATTAAAAATGATAAAAGCAACTTTAGACTATTAGAATCCTAAGAACGAAACAGTTGTAACTGAATCAGGGTTTCGTTACCTTGATACCAAATCAATCATTACAAAAACAAAAGACATTGAGGACACAACGGAAATAGGTTTGTTTGAGCAATTCTACAAACTTAACAATAGTCTAAGATACTGTAATGGTAGTTACTATAAGTTCCAGGACAAAGAATGGGAAGAAAAGTACAAAGAATGGTTAGAGTCAAAAGATTATGAAAAGAAAGCTTTTGACCTATACTATGGTAATGGAGTAGTAGATTAATTAAATAAAAAGAAATGAATTTAGAAGAATTTAAAAAAGAAATACAAAGACTTATAAGTGTCTACCCTAATCACAAAGAAGAAATCTTAGATTTTTATGATTTGGCCCTTTCTGAAATAGAAGAAGAGGGAACTTCTGTACAAAATGAGATTTATCTTTGCCTACAAAGCATTGAAGATTTAGTATCTGGTTAGTATGAGTAATGACGTAAGGGAACAGTACCAACAAGAAGCTTTTGAAGCTTTAAAAGCAAGAAGCGGAGTTGCTGTTATGCCCGTAAGAACCGGTAAAACTGTTGTAGGTTTACACCTAGCTGATTACTATGATGATGTTCTTGTGGCCTATCCTAGTAAATCTATTCTAGAGTCTTGGAAGAGTGACGCTGAAAAGTTTAACTTTAATATAGACCACATTACTTTTACTACTTTTAATAGTCTAGTTAAGTTTGACCTGTCAAAGTTTGATATGGTTTTGATTGACGAGATTGACCAGTTAAGCGAAGCTCGCTGGGAGTTTTTGTCTAAAAACAAACCTAAGATTCTAAACGGATTAACCGCTACTATGCCTAGGAAAGGAACCCGTAAAAGACTATACATAGAAACTTATGCTCCTATACGTTATGAAATCAAAATAGACCAAACCGTAGGAGTTCTAAACAAGCCTTATCATATCTATGTACATTTAGTTAATCCTTCTGAAGCTAGAGACATACCTAAGCAATCTGGCGGTTTCTGGAGTGAGAAAGCAAAGATTAACTTCTTTGAGAATCATTGTGGAGATAGCTTTGCTATGATGCTTAGACTTATACAGACTATTTCAGGCAGTGCTACTAAATGGAACAAGTTAAGAGAATTGTTGAGTAATTTTGACAGATGCTTAGTTTTTGTAGAAACTATCCAACAATGTAATGAAATCTGCAGATATACTTATCACTCTAAAAACTCCGAAGAAGTTAACAAGGAGAGTTTAAAGCTGTTTAATTCTGGAGAAGCTAACTTCCTGGCTACTGTTAACCAGTTAAATGCAGGTATTACTTTTCCTAATCTAAACAGAGCAGTTATCTTGCATGCTTATGCTTCTAGTTCTAAAGCAGCACAAAGAATAGGAAGAGCTTTAAATTACCTAGAAGGTGAGAAGGCTGAACTTCACATAATCTGCATGAACAATACTAGAGACATTGTATGGACTCGTAAAGGCTTAGAATACTATGGAGCAGAAAACATCACTTGGGTTGAACCAAAATAAACCTATGAATAACGAAGAGTTATACTATTACTTAGAGGAGCAAGAAAAAACTGAAAAAGCCAAAGAAACTCCTCAAGAACACTTGACAAGGTTATGTTATATACGTAACTTTGATACCCCTAAAATTAAAAACACCAAACAAGATGAAGTTGACATTTTACGAAGTTCTCTGGAAAATACTGGAGAAAGACCGTAAGTTAGAAGAATGGGTAGCCTTGGGCTTATTAGTTGAAAAGCAAAATGAATTGTACTGGACTCCAGAAGCTCTTGAAGAACTAGGAGTAGAAAGTGCCTTAAGCTTGACAATAAACTCAGATTGGATTAAAACCTATTCTGAGAAGTTTTCCAAGAAGAATATAGGCATAATAGGAAAGACGAGCACTCCTAAACAAATAGCTGAAAAGCTAGATAGGTTTATTAAAGAGTATGAGTTTGACAAAGAAACTATCCTTAATGCCACAGATATGTATATATCTTTCTGGAAGAAACAAGGTAAGCCTCAATTCATAAGAGAGGCTCATTACTTTATTTACAAAAAAACAGAAAAGGGTAGCGAAACTTCTGACCTAGCTTCATGGTGTCAGACTTATTTATCAGAAGGAAACACTCCTAAGAAAGAAGATCGTTTTGGGGGAGACTTATAATTATGCCGGGGAAGTTTGAAGAGATATACAAAAAGATTGAAGAGCACAGACAGAATAGATTAGAAAACAAATACAACTCTATTCCATGGGCACTAGATCGCCTAACAGATGAATACAATTACCCAGGTTGGGTTAAAGGTAAAATGTATCTCATTACAGCTTCTTCGGGTATAGGTAAGTCTAAGCTTTCTAAATGGCTCACTATCATTTCTACCTACATGAAATGGAAAGACAATCCTTTTAATACAAGAATCTTTTGGTTTGCCTTAGAGGAATCAAAAGAAAAACTGTACTTAGAAGCTGTCTCTGTGTGTATTTATTACACCCATAATGTAGTTGTTACTCCAGAAATGATGCTGAGTTACGGTAAGTATGTGGTTTCCCCTAAAATCTTAGAATGGATACAAGAGGCCAAAGAATCTAAGTTTCTTAAGTTTTTTGAGAATCATGTAGAAGTTATAGACCACATTTCTAATCCTACCGGCATAAAAAAGCATATCGAAAGATACTTTGATGACCCTTCTAAAGGTCAAATGGTATACGAAGAGAGAGAAGAAAAGAAGTATCCTCTATACTATAACCATAAGATAGATGCTTACTACTTTGTAGTAGTGGATCATATCTCTCTCCTACATACAGAGACAGTAAGAGGGGTTAACTTTGACTTAAGAGAAACTCTTAGCTTTTTTGTAGACCAGTATGGTTTAGAAATCTTCTGTAAGAGGTACAATTTGATATTTGTGCCTATCCAACAACAAGCCTCTAGCGGTGAATCTCAAATGTTCACTAATAGAGGAGAATTAGTAGAGGCTAAATTAGAGCCATCCTTAGCAGATTTAGCAGACTGTAAAACAACTCAACGGTCTGCAGATGTAGTTTTGGGTATCTTCGCACCTTTTAGGTACGACATAGAGATACATCAGGGTTATGACATAAACTACATGCAAGACAATTATAGAAGTATTAGATTTTTGAAAGATCGTTTGTCTGGGTTGTCAGGCAGACTAGGTATGTATTTTGCTAGAGGAGTCCCTCACTTTGAAGAGCTACCTAAAGCTCAGAATATGGGTGGACCCAAATATAACTATGAATATTACGTAAAGAAGAGTAAAAACGAACAGTTTAACTTGGAAAGTTAATATTAGTGATTTAAATTTGAATAATGCAGAAAAAAAAGATAAGTACACATCTTAGAGTTATACTACAGAAAATGTTTGAGAATACCGGCATTGAGTATTCTGACGAGTATGTACAGTCTGACAATTGGTATTTAGACTATCAATGGACAGACGAACAAGAACAAGAATTTATAAACTGGTTGGCTAATTACCTATCAGAGAATGCAGATGCTAGAAAAGAACTCTTATACTCAACAGTTAAGAGTAAAAGAATGTGTAGTCTTGCTGCTAAACAGTTTGTGACCTTCTTTGGATGGGCAATGAACCTAAAGAAAGAAAAACAACAACAATGAACCAGACAGCAGTAGAATTTCTATTTGAGAAACTATGGAACACTCCTATAGATAAGTTAACTTGGCATGCTATACTTGAGCAAGCTAAAGCAATAGAAAAGGAGCAAATCATTGATGCTCACATTAATGGGTATGATAGTTCAGGCAGCTCAGCAGAAGAATACTACAAAGAAAAATTCAACAAATAAATATGGCACTACTAGTCGGAATCATCGGACCCTCGGGTGAGGGCAAATCAACAAGCATTAGGACATTAGATCCTAAAGAAACTATTATTATTGGGGTGGCAGGTAAAGAACTTCCTTTCAAAGGAGCTTCTAAAATGTACAGCCTAGACAACAAGAACTATGTAGAAATCTCTACTTCTAAAGAAATCGTTGATACTCTTAAGAATATCAGCGAGAAAGGAACCCACATTAAGAATATCGTAATTGATGATATTCAGTATGTAATGGGCTTTGAGTTTATGAAGAGAGCTTCTGAGGTAGGTTACACCAAATTTTCGCAGATTGGTCAGAATATGTTTAGTATTTTGAACAACGCTAGAGGATTGAGAAAAGACTTAAAAGTATTTTGTCTCGGTCACTCTGAACCTGTAGAAGATGGAGGAGAAATTGTAAGCTACAAGATGAAGACAATTGGCAAAATGCTAGACAACAACATTAATCTTGAAGGACTATTTACTATTTGTCTCTATACTTTTGTAGACGAAGGTAAAAATGGTTCAGAATACACATTCTTAACCAATAGACACAAAAAACGCCCGGCTAAGAGTCCTATGGGCATGTTTGAAGAAACTCAAATCCCTAACGATTTGAAACTTATCTCGGACAAAATTGATGAATACTACTCTTAAACTAAAAAACAAACACTTAAAAACTAAAAATTATGGCAATCAACATTGATGACGTAGAAGAAGGCTCACAAGGCTTTGAGAAAAAACTGTACACAGGTTATGCTTCTGTACAAATCGTAGCAGTTAACCCTAACGAAAAGGGATTAGCTAAACTGTTTGAAACAGACGTAGAGAAGATTAAAGACCCAGGTTATGACAAGACTGAGGGTAAAATGCGATTGGACTTTTGGTATAAAAACCACAGTTCTTGCAGTACTCCTCTTCTAGGCAAATTTAGTTTCTGGGTAAACAATGATTCTGTTGTAGGCAAAAACAGTGGCAAACGACAGTACATAGACAACTTTACCAAAACTGCATGGGCAGTTGATTTGGCGGCTTTGAGTGCTGACCAACAATCAAAAGACCCTATGTATCGTCTAGATACAAAAACTATTAGAGAAGCAAAGATAGGCGAAGAGGATGTTTACGAACTTCTTAAGGCTTATGCTAATGCTCGTCCTAAAGAAAAGCCTTTTGTGCTAGACTCTTGGGAAACTATCAGCAAAGGAAAAGTAGGAGAGTTGCATGACTTCTTCACTGCTTTAAACGATAAAAATTCTGGAATCAAAATTCCTCTTACTATAAGAGAAGGAAAGTACCAAAGTGTATTCACTAAAGGTATTATTTCTTTGAATTCTCCAATCACAGATTATGTGAAGAAGAAGTTTCAAGGCGAGTATGGCTGTAAAGACTTCTATGGAGATTCTTTCATTTTGAAAGAATTTGTAGACGATGATAATCCATTCTTCGGACCGGATGATACCGACTACACACCAACCACGAGCAATTCCACTGCAGACAAACCTGCAACTGGAGGATTGTTTTAAGTTTTATTTAAGGGTAAAAGGAGAAAGAGTAATTCTTTCTCCTTTTTTTATTCAAGTAACCTAGTTATCTTATGGATATAGAAAATATAGAAACCCTACCTACGGTTGATAAGTTATATCATTTGATAGGTCAAGAGAATATCATGTCTTTTTATCTAGATGCAGTCAAACTAGGAAAAAGGTATGTCAATCCCTTTAGAGACGATAGGAACCCTAGTTGCTTCTTTAAGTGGACAAGTAAAGGCAATCTTTACTTTGTAGACTATGCAACTGAGAAAGTATATTTTAGTCCCTTAGACGTAGCTCAGCTTAAGACCGGTTATGAATTTCCAGAAGTCCTCTATAAGATAGAGTCTGACTTTAGGATTAATGACTTGTCTATGCACGAGCTAGAGTCTCTGAAACTAAAAGAAAAGGAACCTATAGTCCTAGAACCTGCAGATATTAGAACAACTGGTTCTTACTTTAAATCTAAAGACTTAGAGTACTGGGAACAGTTTGGCATAACCCCTGATATTTTGAATTTCTACGATGTCAAAAAAGTAGAAAAAGCTTGGATAAATGGAAAGCTTTGGTATATCAGAAATGATTTTGACCCTTGTTATCGTTATCTAGAAAGAGATAAGATTAAGCTTTATAGACCCTTTGCAGACAAGAAGCTTAAGTTTCGTACTAACTTCTTTGGAGGCATGCTGGAAGGCTGGAATCAGCTTCCTGAACATGGAGACGAGCTAATCATTACAAAAGGAACTAAAGACGTAATGTGCCTGAAAAGTTGCGGAGTAAATGCTGTAGCTGTTAGAAGTGAGAACACTCCTATTAGCGA